TACCTCTATTTACAGCAAACTGATCTGCAGTTTCTCCCTCTCTTAAAGATAAATATATCATAGGAGAAGTTCCTGTAGGAGTTGACCCATCTGAACCTAAATCTACAGGCGTTCCATCAGCATTTATAAATTTTCTTCTTTCTGATTCTGTATCAAATTCAACAAATTCTCCAAAATTAAGATAGTATTCTGCTACTGCGCCTACAAAAGCAGGATTGTTAAATACTTTTGCTCCTATATAAGAAGCATTTAATAGATTAGATTGTATTCCAGATGCTGTTGTAACTGTTCCTGAAGATTTTTGAGTATCATTAATATATACTCTAAATTTAGTAGGACTTGATGCTGTATCAAAACTAAACATTAAGCAATTCCACTCATTTAAAGTATAACCACCTGTAGGTGTTACTATTTTTATATATCCTGAAGCACTCCTTGGTAATATCTGTATATTATCAACACTACTATCTTCATGGCGTACAAATAATGTATAAACACCACCAAAATTTGGAAATGCTGTACTTCCTCCACCAAAAGGATACGGTCCATTGACCAACCCATCAACTGCTGTTGGATGATACCACATTACAAATGTTCCTTTTGTTTGAGCAGTAGAAGTTTTATTAGATGCTCCAGCAACAGATGCTGCAGTTGGTGCAGCATTACTAGTAGAACAAAAAATATAATTATTAGTATCACCTAAAGATGTATTTTTAATTTGTGCGCCTTTTGGACTAAAACCAGCTTCACCTTGACCACTAGAACCAGCTAATATATTTGTATTAAAAACCATTTAAAATTTAAACCTCACGATACACTTGAATATGCTTTAGTTAATACTGCTTGAGTTAAAATAGCAGTATGCACTATATAATCTAGTCTGTCTATTGCATTAGCAGCAGTTGAAAGATTAGGTGCAGTTCCTCCAGCAAATTGATAATAGTTTGAATAGCCTAAAGTTTTGTTTCCTGTTCCATCTTGAACTATAAATATACTTCCTACCTGACCTGGAGTACAATTAGTAGGATTACCTAAAGTTCTGTTATCAGTAAGAGTAACTGTAAAGTTTTGACCTGCATTAAAATCAACTGCGATAGTTGGAGCGTCTGTCAACTGATTTACATCTGCAGCGGCTGACTTAGAAATATGTATTTGTTTTTGTGGTGAAGCTTTGTCTACACCAATCTTACTGCCTACTCTTAACTCACCACTTACAGATGCAGAAGTTTTAACTACCAGAGTATTAAATATACCACTATCTGCAGAAATATCTCCTGTGATAACTGCATTAATAGATGTAATAGCTGCAGCATTAACACTGGTTAATACACTAACTGCTGCAATATTTGTGTTACTGTTTCCTATACTTGTAGCTAATGCTGCAGAAGTATTGGTTAATCTTGTATTTACAGAAGTTATAGCTGCTAAGTTAACACTTGTTAATGCACTAACAGCAGCAATGTTTGTATTGCTATTGCCTATGCTTGTTGCTAATGCTGATGAAACAGCAGCTAGTTCTGCTGATGTAGCAAAGTTAGAACCGTCTCCCAGTATAGAGTTAATAGAAGTTATGGCTGCTTTATTAACACTTGTGAGTGCGCTAACTGCAGCTATATCTGAGGCAGTAGGAACTGCAGCACCACCTACAAATACATTAGTAGATGCAAATAAATTAGCTGCACTAACATTACCACTAAACTCTGCAGCAGTACCACTGACCTTTCCAGTAAAGGATGCACCACTAACAACAGTAAGCTGATTAGCTGTAAACGCTGCAACTGATGTAGCAGCAGATGCTTCTATACCTGTTAGATTTGATCCATCACCGTAGTAAGCTGCAGCAGTTACATTACCAGTAAATGTAGCAGCAGTACCAGAGAATGTAGAAGCAGATACTGCTCCTGTCATAGCAAGAGTTGTACCACTTACTTTACCTGTAAATATACCTGCTGCTCCAGTAAATGTTGCTGCTGATACTATGCCACTAAACTCTGCTGCAGTACCGCTAACTTTACCAGTGAATGCTGCACCACTAACGACTGTTAGTTGATTAGCTGTAAAAGAAGCAACTGAGTTTGGTATAGATGCTACAACCCCTGTTAGATTAGAACCATCACCAAAATAAGTTGCTGCACTAACATTTCCTATTATAGTTAAAGCATTACCAGTTATATTTCCTGATGCACTAAGAGCAGCACCAACGGTTAGTTTACCTGTTGTCTCTACTTCAGAGTTACTTATTTTTAAGGCTGAGTTTGTTCCTTCACCATCTGAAACAAAACGTACAGTTGAGTCTACTCCACTATTACTATTACTTACCTGAAGTAAATCTTTGTAACTGTTTGATATGAGTTTGCCAGTGAGTGTTGCCATTATATTAAATTCCAAAATCTATCTGTGTCTTCCCATTTAGTATTAGCATTTTGCCACTCAATGCCTCTATCTGAGTTAGACGGTGGACGAGGATTACGAATATTTATATCATCTCTTACATCAGGTACTTTATTCTGTGGATGATTTTTTAAATCATATGCTCCATCAAAATCTGTTGGGCAAACAAGTAAACCGTAACTGTTCATTTGCATTACCCTATGTGGGTAAACAAAACCGCATATGTCACATACAGCTTTGGCGTTCTTGTTACTTGCCATTATTATACCCTATTTATTCTAGGTAAGAAATAAGCACTTGCTCTTTCTCTGTCTTCATGCATAGCATTCATAAGACGTTCTTCATATTCTGCTTTAAGAAGACCAACACGACCTGCATCTGTACCAGGACGTTTCATAGCCATGTAGTAAGCTAGACCTGTAGTAAGGCAAGGAAGGAACCTACGAGATACATCTGCAGTTTGACCAGCAGACTTGTTTACATCCTCTGTGTACTTAACTTTTTCTAGCTTTAGAATGTCTGTAGTATTTTCAGGTACAGGCCAAAGAAATAAAGTAGGATTATCTCTACCTCTGCGAATAGCATATTGATTAGGTCTACCTGTCTGACTCTTACGAGGAATCTTTAAATACTCTTCCATCGTAATACGCTCAAGTTGAAGATCAACATTATCTCTTCTAAGAACTGCCTCAGTAACATCAATAGTACTTGAAGTTAAAGCATAAGATGTTACACTGGTAGAGACTGAAATAGCAGTTGTACCAGCAGTCCAAAGAAGAATACCACGGTTCTGCCAATCTTGGAGAAGAAGATTAATTGACCTACGAGCAGACTTAGGTTCGTGTCCTAGTGTCTGCTCACCACCAATCATCTCTGTTGCTTCTTGAATAACTTCATCAATATCCATTGAGAAGTCGTATGTTCCACTAGTAGCCATTTAGTTATTCCTAGTCGTTGTATTCTATAATTTTTCCTGGCTCATAATCCACTACAACATCTTGTTCTTTAGCTTTGATCTGTGGACCTTTACGTGCAGCACCGTATCCTTGACCAGTAGGACGACCTGTCATTGCATCAATCTGTTCTGCAGTACGAGGATTACGAATATAATTATAAGTATATTCTGTTATCCCCTTTGGATTATTGGACATCTTTATCTCCTTCTAGATTTACGCCGTCTATTAGTTTTTAAAGCAAGTGACTTAATTAATTTATTACCTTTTTTTCTTTTAGACGGCGCTTTGATAATCTGTTGGCTTATCTTTGATCTGTTTATTGCCATTACTAGTAGAGGCGATTATGAGGTGCTTTGCCTACAGCACCGCCCTTAGACATGTACTTGCTCTTTTTCATTGCGCCACCTTTAGACATGTACTTGCTCTTTTTCATAGAACCGCCTTTTTTCATCTTTGACATGTATTTACTTTTTTTTGTGTGTCCTGGCATCTTCATTCTCCTCTTGATATAAATTGTTAAAAGTTAAATATGGATTCATATAGCTATCGTGTATTTCTGCTGAGTGTACATACTGACTTGGTGCAAAGTCTGGTGCGCCTTCACCAGTTACCCACAAAGCAGGATTAGTTACTCTTACTCTATTATTCGGTAGTGCTACAATATTACCAGTATATTGTCCTGCATCAATTAATTCTAAAACATGTGACTGTTTATGTTGTGCAGGATCATCTGATATAGAACTATCCGTATAATCTACTGTAAACAAATATCTTCCAGTATAAAAAACATTGTCTATCTTACATAACCAAGGACTTGATGATACTCTGTCCATAACTATGACTGCATGATTTCTAGAAGAACAATCCCAAGGTTGTGCTAAATGTGTGGGCATTTTATCAGGCCATTCTTCTAATCTAGTATCAGCCACTAAAGCTGTAATAGGCATTCTTGCCCACATTGCTCCACCATGTACATTCTCTTCTTCATCACACCCAGTAAATACAACATTAAAAGTTAATGATCTATCTGGTATTGTATTAACTGCAATTACTAAAGCGTGTAAATATTCTCCTTCGTAGTCCATGTGGTTATTAGTAAATTCTTTTCGTACCCAACATTTAAACTGTGGGATGTTTGAACTTAAATATGACATTTTATTTTTTACTTTTATGTTTCTTTCTTAATGTTTCTTTAGCAACTTTTGCCAACCTAGACTGTTCAGGCTTCTTTGCAAACTTTGCACGTTGTTCTAATACTGTTAATATCTGTATCTTTCTTGCATATGGCTTTCTTATCCTTTTAACTTTTGCAATAGTATCTCTAGCATCTTTAACTGTAGCATACTTTATACCCACTGTATCCTTTGGATTTTCATCTGTATAAAGTCTACGACCAGAACCTTTAGGTTTTTTTCCTGTTCCTACTTTTGGGTCTTTTACTTTTCTCATTTTTCTTCACATAGTTTTTAATGATATTAGATTGTTTCTTATGTAAACGAGAGGCTTTAGATAAAGCTTTAGAAACTTTTTTTAATTGTTTTACCATCTAACACTTCCACCTTCTTCTAGCTTGTCTAAGTCTTGAGTTAGGATTCTTTGCAGCTTTAGGAAACTTCTTCATTTGCCCTGCTGATCTAGCACAATATGACTTACGTCTAGCTGCTCTTGATTTAGTACGAGGTTTAGATTCAGTAACAGCAGTTTTAAGTTTACTGCCAGGATTTTGTCTTCTGTATTTTGCTACCCCTTTAGCACTTAGACCTGCACCAGCTTTTGTAGGACGCTTGTCTCCCTTACCAATAGTAAGACCTTTCATGCCTTTACCAGTAATTTTCTTTTTCTTTTTAGCTGCCACAGTCCCACCTTTTTTTCTAAAAGCTTTTGTTTTCTTTGCAACAGATTTAGGTTGTTTAGAAAATTGTTTTCCTTTTTTAGTATCTTTCTTTTTCTTTCTAGTTGTAGCAGCATATTCAGCAGGAGACAATGCCGCTATAGCTTTAGATGGTAGATAACGCTCACCTGTTTTAGCTGAAGGCTTTCCTGACTTTGTACGCCACTTTTGCTTTGTCCAATCCTTTAAACTCTTTTGTGATTTCTTTAAAGCCATCTTTACTTGTATCCACCACCTGCAGCTTTATATTGTTTTGCCAGCATTTGTGCTTTTCTTGCACTCCACTGACCACTATTGCCACCCTTGCTGCCAGCTTTAATTTTATTAAATAATCTTTTACGCATAGTAGGTTTAGTATAATTACCAGCTTGATTAACTTTAGATTTACGAACAGCTTTCTTCTTCATTTTCTAAGTCCCTTGTTTCTTATATGGTCCTTTACCAAAACCTTTTTGTGCAACTCCACAACCTAAAGGTTTACCAACCTTACCTCCCTTTTTCATATATCCCATCTTATTACGAACAGATGTTGGAAGTTTACTAAGACCTACATTATCTTCAGGTACACTTTTTAATGAATCATTGCTTTGTTTATCCATACCTAAACCCAACTACCTCCTGTACCTCTAGTACGTTTACCTACTTTACCACCAATTTTCATTGTTTTAAAACCTCTCATTGCAGCGCGAACACCGCGAGGTGCTTTACTTACTTTTTTCTTTTTACCCTTTCCTATACGACCACCTTTAAAGTCACCTTCATAAAGTTCTTCTTCTTCTATTCTTTCTTTAATTTCATCAGAAATGTTTTTGTCATCTAAAATTTCTGCTGTATCTCTTCTATACTCAAACCCTGCTCTTCCAGCCGCACCAGGATATGCTTTGTATTCACTACCTTCTTTTTTAGGAGCGGATTCTTTTTTAGAAACTCTGTTAGCAGCCTTACCTATAGATTTTTTAACATTTGCTTCAGCAGCTATTTGAGCAGCCGTTTTATCAGGTTTTTTAACAGGTTTTTGTTTTTTTAAATTAGCTTTAGCTTTAGCAGCATCACTTTCTTCTCTTTGTCTTTTAGCTTTTTCAAAGATAGTTTCAGGAGGTTTACCTTTTTTTGCTCTATCTTTTCTTACTTCTATTTCTCTCTCTGCTCTTTTTACAGAAGCTTTATAATATGGATGCTTACTTAGTAGACCTAATTTTTTATTACTAGTATCTTCATCTCTAACAATAGAATCAATATATTTTTTTTCATTAGCTGTTAATCGACGTTTTTCTGCTGCTTTAAGCCTTTTTTCAGTATTACTTGCCATAATATTCTCCCTTAATTAAAAGCCGCGCAAAGCAGCACCTGCTCCACGACCTAAAAAGTTAGCTCTTTTTTTAACTACAACCTTTTTTTTCTTACCTTCTCCTACACGGCCACCAGCAGACTCACCCTGCGCTGACATTAATTTTTCAAAGGTAGGCATGTTTGCTTGTTGCTTTTCATAAGCTTCATCAAACTCTTCATCCTCAGATTTTTTTCTTTTGCCACCTCTTTTATTCATAGCATCAATTTCTCTTTGATACTTTGTAGCAGGACTTTCATTAGGATTAAGAGGATCAAAAATAGGACCAGCCATTATAGTCTCCTTTAATTAGTATTAGCTATCAGATTGTCATCTGCACCAGCAGGACTTGCAGGAGTTTGCATATCATCTCTACGTGTTCTACGTGCCTGATTACGCTGTAACTCTAGAAGCTGTGCATACCGTTGTTCATATAATTGTGAAGTAGGGTAGTCTTTTTGAAACATCATTGCCTCTACCATAGAAGCACTATAAAGAAGATCATAACAAAAATCAGTAAAGTAATTTTCAGGAGTTGCAGATGTTAATGTTACTGGGCGATTAACATGCACAACCTGTCCACTGTAAGTAGATGCAGGAGTAGGTGCTATTAAAACTGTAGAGTTATTACGAGGTGCATAATATCTTGGTTCTTCTGTTGACGCACTTACAGGCCAATAGTCATTTAAGTATTCATCTGTTCTTTGAAGTAAATTAATTTTTGTAGAGTTACTTACAATATTAATATTCTTAACTATACGTGTTCCTGTAGGTAAAGTTAAAAGATTCTTACCAGAGGAAACTGCAACAGAAGTGTAGCTAACTAAACCATAATCATCTAGATCCTTTGTCAAGCGTTCTTCAGCACGATTAACCATATTAGGAATATAATTAATAAATTCTGTACCTTCGTTTTCAGATGCCTGAATAATGTCGTTTACTAGATAAGTATAATCAACCATAGAATACTGCTATTGTAGCTGTTGAAGCTGGAGCAGAAACTCTAACTGTTCCTTTCATTGGTACACCTAAATCAGAAAAGTAAACATCATTTGCATCACATGCTGTAGTATTTACAAATCTAATATTATTACCTATAACTGTTCCTGATGGACTAGTAGTAGTACCAGTAATAAGAAACTGGCCTATACCTGTTGCAAACACAGAACGTATACGAGTATCTTCAAGAGAAACACTGGTTACAGTATCAAGAACTGCACCGCTTCCTGTTACAAATCCCTGTCGGATAGTAGTTGCCATACTATATTCCTTTACATAAAGAGAATTTAATTAGTTACATTATATAACAATAATGGTAATTAAAAAAGGGTGAAGAAAAAGAACTTTATTTCTCTCTCTCCACCCTCACTTAATTCAGCTTAATTTAAACGGAACTTAGGAAGAACCTGAAGCACCGTAATAGCTACGCCAATCAGAGAAGCCAAAGCTGTAACGCTCACGCGCTTTAAATCTAAGATTGCCTGTATCAAAGTCAGGTTCCATCTTAGTTTGAAGAGGCGCACGTACAAACATCTTAGCACCATTTGGGCAATCAGTACGCAAGAACCAAGCGTTGCCGTCTTGGAACCTACGGTTTACATAAAAGCCACCAGGAACTAGACCCTGATTACGAATGCTATTAATGTCGTTTACATTCGTTGCACCGTTTGCAGCAGTAGTTGGGTTAACCCCAATCGTTGTTGACATTGTGCTATTCAAGATTTGGTCTGCTGTAAAAGCAAGATCCGAAGGCACATGAAGTGACTCGACTTGTAGACCAATAAGAATACCACGATCATCTTCTGCTTTTGAAATGGTAATCAATGCAGACTCAAGAGATGCTTCTGAAAGATCAGTAGCACCAAGAGTGTTTGATTGTGTACCACCACCAACTATCGGATGGCTTGCACTAAAGAAAGGCTGTCCGTCCCCACCAGGACTTCC